TTAAACCAAGTCCTTCCATTACATGATACGGTACCAGAACTACTCCTGGTGGTGCTGTGAATTCTTGAACACCGCAAACTTGACCAAATGTATTATCTGTGTTAGTAATTTTAAAGAACATGGTTGTGGTATTATCCCGTAATTGATGTAAAACGCTTGGGGGCAATAATATTTTATTACTATATTTTACACGTTGTATGAGTTCATCGGGTTGTGCTGAACAGGCATAACTAAAGCACATTAATGTTGTATTCATTTTAATTAAAAAAGGATTCGCAATTAAAATTAAATCAATTTTAAAGTTGAAAATAATTTATTTCTTGTTCTTTCACTTTCTCTATTTCTGTTTCAATATTTGGTTTGAATTCTTTTTCGTTTAATAGTAGATATATCGTCGGGATGGACGCTATTTCTTGAAATATTGCTGATATTATAGCTATATCCATTTGAACAATGGCTAATTGTATTTCAAGGGCCCAACGAATAGCGTTTAATGTATACATCATATTAGCTTGAATTTGTAGTTCATTTTTTGTAAAACCGGTAACTACTTTTTTATTTGGGTCATAAATATTAAAACTTAAAATAGGCATACCTAATTCTTGAACAAAAGCTTTACATAAGCGAAATATGAAAATATAAACCAATAGTATTCCATATCTAAGCGGTGTGTTTATTTTTACAGATATTACGATTAGTTCATCGTTTGGTCCGAAACGATAATACGAACTACCATTATGTGCTAACAAAATAGTGGGTATTAATATAGCAATAAGAAGTAAGAATTGTCCTACTATACATATTTTTAATCTTTGTTGTGGTGTTAATTTCATTTTTATTAACACGCATTCATAATTAAAATAGAATCAATTTTAATTAACAATTGAATTTTGTTAATATTCTATCAACTTCGTTAATAATTGTGTCGTATCTCTTTCTATCTTTTACATAAAATTTATAATAATCATGAAATCCTTCGTTAAGTTTGGAAGCTTCTTTTAATGACTCCAATGATTGTTCAAGCTTTTTGATTTCCTCTTTTTGTTGTGTTATTAATTCTGCTTGTTCGCCTATGAGAACCCTATAGTCGCGAATTAATGTTTTGTGTTTATTTCTACAGTTCATTAAAAAAATAACTAAAGTTATGTTTAATTATTTTTTGAAGCTATTAATACTTTTGAAAGCGTGTTTTATACGACTCCATCTTCTGGTATTTAGTTCTTTGTTTTTTTCTTCGGCGTATTTATCAAGACCAATACGGACTATATTAAAAAATTTGCCTGCGAGCTCTTGGTTTTTTATTTTTTTATTTATTTTTTTTATTTTTTTATTAACAAAATATCATATACTTACCAAATATTTTAATTATTCACTTGACCAGGAAACTAAACTGGTCCTCCCCAGGCAACTGCTCTTGTTAAAGGTGGGGGCATAAGTAGATCATGAGCATTACCATTATTATCTACATACGCGTCGGCGTTTGCGGATACCGTATTGGATTGGGCGCGTTGTAGTGATGAGAATCCGGGCGGGTCAATTCCTTGCGTTAAGTTGCGAGCCATGCCTGATACAGCCCTATAACAACTTTCAATTGCGACTTCATCCGAATTGTGGACAGTAATAGATTTTTCGGGATTAAACCCATACCACCCACCTATTTCTTCGGCATCCATATTGGCCGCCATTAATATGGCTCTACCACCATTTTTGCGGAAATTTTTCATTTTTTCGCGTGTTTCCGTAACGCTATGGCGACTTTCGTTGTCTTGTCCGTCTGTAACGGCTATTATAACCATTGCTATATCGGGACTTAACGCTCTGGCTTCGCGTGAGAGTGAATTTAAATAAGTTTCTTTTTTTAGCATAAGAGCATCAATTTGTTCAATGAGAGTATCATTGAAACGTGTAGATCCCCTTGGCTCTAACGCGGATTCAATCGCTTGGCGGGTAGGAAGGGCGTGATTTAACAGGTCGACATCATCCAACACGGTATTTACCGCATAATCAAATGTTACAAGGGTAAGACTCGCCGATTGATTTGTTTCAAGGGCGTGTTTTTTCGCATCGTCTAATAGATGTTCAGCCATATCATATTGTTTTCCTCTGAAGGAACACATTGACCCGGACCTATCGGCAAGAATGGTTTTATAAGATTTGGAGGGTTGGTAACCCTGACTACGTGTAGTTTGTTGGACAATTGCGGACATGTTTAACAGTGAGGACGAGGTAATTACTTATATAAGACAAGTGGTTTCAATTCAATTTTTCAATTCTCCGAAAGTACCTTGAAAAAGATTAATTTTTACTCATTAATAAAAGCTTCTAATGCTTTTTCATACTTTTCAGGATTAGACCTTAAATGCTGAGCGTGTTTTGAATTTTTAAAATATACTGTTGGTATATTTATATCTTTACTTATTTTATTATGTTGCACTATTTTATCATCTGGATCTGTTAAAATTATCATCTTTCTGGATTGATCTAAAACAATATTATTATAATCATCTAACATTTGACTTGCGTAATTATTAGAACACTTATAAATTATACTGTCTAAATGCCATACATTTTTTACAATCTTTGACAAAGTTTCTTCTGATAAATTCATTTTATTATTATTTTCTTTCAAATAATTAACTGTACAATCTAATGTTGGAAACATAGGGCAACTGTCAAATATAATTTTATTTGTGGTCCATCCTCCTTTTATTAAATTATATAAAACTAATGAACCTCCTGATACACAATGTACCATGTCATAATCTTTTTTATCTTTTTTAAATCTATTATATAAGCTATGATGACCTGAATAAAATAAAGCATCTACGGGTCGGTAATTTATAATATCTGGATTTATACCTTTTTTTTTATATAATTGTAAATATTTATTTATATTCTTAGGTTTAGCATAAAACCACGGTATAAATAGAACTTTCATCTTAATAAATTTAATGATAATATTTTTAAATTGTTTTATAATTATTGCCTTTTTCTTTGTACATATTAGATTTTTTTGATAAATCATCAAATTCAACTTCGTGGATTACTTTTTTGTTTTCCCAAACTTGTATCTTTTTTACGGGTTGAACTTTATTGCTTTTATTTCGAAATAAACAACTGAAATTTCCATGGAACATATAAATATCAATAAAAAATTATATTTATATGAATTTATATATATCTTTTTTTTGTCCACCCATAGCCACACCACCAACCACCGGTCCCTGTTACATTCCAAGTAATACTTGTTAAAGGTAAATTGGCTCTGGGTGCATGTACATATCTACGATGTTCATATTCTGCTCTAATAATATCATTAGTATTTGGCCATGGTGGAAAATGTGTCCATCTGGTATATATTTCTTGATAACAATTATCAATTTGATTTTCAAGAATTTTTTTGAATTTTCTTTTATGTGTTTCTTTCCAATCTAAGGCAAATTCTTTTATATAACTCCATATTTCATCGGGTAGTTCATACATTAAAAAAGTATATTACGTTACTATTAAATCAATTTTTTATTATCTATTAAGTATTGCTCGTAAGCGTCTTTCTTGTCGTTCCATCAATCTTTTTTCGGCATTTTCTTGCCAGTCGCCTTTATAGCATCCTGTGTGATAAAATATACGTGCTTTTCCGTGTTTCAGGCTTTTTATGAACAATGAAGTAAATTTACGTTGATCGCATGATGGTCTTAACCAATTAATACTGTAACCTAAACTGTCGAAATGTTTTATTTCAGTTATTATTCTATACATTCTATCTTTATCTAATCTTTTTCTTTGATTATAATGGGCCATATTATATCCTCTTCTATCACAAGTGAAGGATATAATATATTCTACGATTTCTTCTGGTATCTTTAATATGGTTGTGTTCATGTTGATTAAAAAAGTAATTTACATTATTTTAATTCAATTTTATTTGGGGTGTAAATATTTTGCTAATGCCTTATTCATAGCTTTTTTATATTCTTCATATTGCGTTGGGTCACCATAACCCTTAACCCAATCAATTTTATTACTATCAGCTAAACCCCATATATAACCAGCCGTCCAATCTGGATCGCCTCTTTTATTTAAGTAATCCATCATAGCTTCACGTTCCATCAAACAGTGAATAAAGTCTAATTCCATAGCCATATGAAACAAATGTTTCAGTTTATCGCAGGTTTTTTTATTTTCTTCCTTCTCTTCTCTTCTCATCTCTTCGATACGGTTTATTTCTGCTTCTGTCATTTTACTCAATGTGGTTCCTTGAGACATGTTTGATTTGGTTGATTGAGACATAGTTTGTGACATTGTGATTAAAAAAGTTATATATTATTATTTTTATTCAATTTTATACACTCTAATCAAACTCAACACCTTCACTCTTTAAATCACCCACCAAATTTCTAAAATTTTCAGCCACTTCTTTCACCATTTCATAACTAAACTTATACTCTCTCATTTTTTCACCAATAAATTCCATACTTTTAACAAATGGCAATTCAACACCAATTAATTCGGACATAATTTCCTTAATAATTGTTTTGTCCATATTTAAGGCTTTTACCAACCATTTTTCCCTCCTTCCCAAAATATCCACCCTACAACCCATTTCTCCCTCATCAATACTTACAAAATATTGCGGTAGATAACTCTTATCACAGCCTACTAATACATTACGACCATTGAAATCACTAACTCTAAATATACCTCTAAAAACTCCAATTTTAACAAATTCCTTTAAATGTCTTCTACAATGACCATCCTTAAAAGAATGTTTAATCTTTCCAACTTCTAACGGAACTTTCCAATTGCAATGTACAACTTTATTCATAACACAATATACAACCTTTACATTCAAATCCTTATTATCCTTTCCAGTAGTTCCCCAACTAACCATTTTCCAATTGTCTTTCCAACTTTTTTTAGTCCTATCGTTTTTCTCAATTCTAAAATTACTTATAACTCTTTTCATGCCGACCTTCCTTAATCCAAACATTTCTTTACAATCATCCAAAACACAATAATCTCTATTATAATTCATGCTTTTTCTACTTTCTTTCCAAATTTTACCTTCATATTCAAAACACATGACTTTATTTCCACAAGTTAGCTCGCTACATAATTTTATTTTGTTAACATCAATAGTCCTGGCGTCAATAAATTCCAGATTTTTTTCAAGGTCATCGAAATTTGGCTTTCCCATCATTTTCTTAATTCTTTTTCTCTTATCCATTCTTATAGTAGTTCTATTTTTTGGGACTTCTGGTTTATTTTCTTGAACTTTTTCAGGATTCAAGGTTAGCATAATTTCCGCAACTTCTTGTTCAACTTCCACTTTCTTTTCCACTTTCTTTTCCACTTTCTTCTTTCCTATCCATCTCTTCTTCTTACTTCTTACCGGATTTTCCAATTTCTCTTTTACATAAAAATCTCTCCACTCTTTTACTAAAAATTCCGTATCTTCTTTTACAACAATACTACCTTCTAACGCAAAATCCTTTCTATTTTTGCCCATCTTGCGACCCATGCTGGTGTGCATATCTATTGCATATTCATCAATAGTCATATATTCCATACTCTTTTTATACATTTCCACAAAATCTTGTTCATATCTACTCAACTCTTGACAAATTTGCGAAATATGCACATTTACAAAAATTGTTTCTTTACCATCACATTTCATAACTAAATCAATACTATTCGCCAAGAACATAAATCTCTCTCCTCTATTCAATTTATAAAATTCCCGCAATTTATACTCCAAAAGTTCCTTATATCTTCCATTTCCTTTAACATTCTCTCTACTAAATAAATACTCCCAAATCATATAAATATTATCTTTCCTTCTGAATCTCATCACATCTCCTTTCTTTTTCCCATTAAATATTTTAAACATCCATTTAAAACATTCATCATCTTTTCTTTCAAAACATTCAACAAACTTATTAAAATACTCTTCATCACTCAATTCTACAGCATCTTTTTCATTTCCAAATCTAATTCTAAAATCCCAAACTGCTCTAATATCACTTGCTCGTCTTAACAATCTACTATTAGTCAAAGTCCTACATATTAATACTAAAAACTTACCACCATTTTTCCTATCATCTTCAAACTTTTCAATAAATTTTCTTAATAACAAATAATTTTGAACTTCACAAAACAATAATTCTTCATCCATCATTACAATAATTCTATTCAACAAATTACTTATAATTCCTTTACACATCTTCTTCTCCTTTTCATCCTCCGCCCATAATTCAAACTTGAAGATTTCCATGACACACCATGTCATCTTTTCAAACTCTCTTCTCCTTAAATACTTTTGCATTCCACTCTTCAACATATCTAATTTATAGCCGTGATGACTTACACTACTGAAACATGTGCGGTAAGCTATCATACTATTTTCTGGTTTACTTAAACTCATTTTTTTCTGGTTATTTTTAAGGGATTGTTCTTGGACAATACTTGACATTATAATATAAATATCAATATCAATTAAAAAATATATCAATTTTTCATTATACTTATCCCTTCTACCTTGTAGTAATACTGTTATGTCCTCCTATTCTCTCTCTCTCTCAATCCATCATTTAATTCATATGTATTTTCCGACCATAATCTACGAGGTCTATAACTATCATCGGTTTGTTGCCATCCTCCTGTGGGAGATCGATTAATATAATTAAAGGCATTAGTTATACTTCCTTGGTCATTAATAATGTTATAATAACCAGTATTAATAGGTTCTGGTATTTCACCTTCTTCCAATGGCGATTGAAACAGTGAATGACGTTGTCGGATAGTTTCGAGTTCATCTTGTGAAAATGGTGTTTCGTTAAGAGCCATGTCCTCTAATTCTTGGTCTGTTGCTTCCCCCAATTCGGGCATAGACATTGTATCCTCTGTATCATACCCATCATCTTCCTCTGCTCTCCAATATCCATAGTTAATTGCTGACTTGTATTTTATTTCCATATTTTGTATATAATGTAAAGAGTCCTCAAATTTATCTCTATGAGCGCTTCTTGGCTCTCGTTCTGCTGTTCTATACCATGGGTCTAAATGCATTAACATATATGGATCGTCCTCGACTCCAGTAAATTCTGGTGGAAGTTCAAACATATTGGTCTCAGACAAATCAACTTCTATTTCGCTTAAATCTACGTTAATCATATGTTTTGCGTAAGTGATACTATAAATACGATTCAGTTCTCTTTGGTATCCCTCCTCTTTGTAGTTATTACAATGAACCCTGAATTCGCATTCAACCAATAATTCTTTCTTTAATTTATCATATTTCCCCCTCCAAGTTAAATAACCTTCTTTAATCTCTTGTTTTAATCTTTGTTCCTTTTTCTTTCTCCACTCTTCAGGAGATCTTTTATATTCTCTTATTTCATCGACCAATTGTTGTTTATCAAATATTTCATCGCGCAATTTGTCATGTTTGTCGTATAACTTAGTAACATCATTCTCCACTTGACTGAATTCATATTGTGTTCCGCGTATAGATTTTCTAATATGTCTACGTTCGTGATACATCTCCGCAACTTCACTTTCCAATGAATCTAAACGCTCTTGTAATACACTTCTTTTGGTTTTGATATCAAGATTATTTTTAAATACTTCCTCCCTACACATAGGACAAGTATTCTTCTCTTGTTTATCCAACCAATTATAATAACAATTTTTACACATTTTGTGGTCGCAATTGGGCATACAACAGGCATTTTTAACTGATATAGAACCGTAACATACGGGGCATTCATCAAAAGCTTCTGCCTCCACCTTTTCAAATTTAGCTTGTAATCCTGCTACCCTTTTCTTATTTTCTTCTGCTATTTCGGCTACTTGAAGTTGAAGTTTTAATATTTCGCTCATATTGTTTAGTCTTGTTGGGTCCATGATTATGTCTCTTATTAATCGGTTCAATAATAATTAATATTGAATCAATTTTATGTACAAAGAAAAAAGCTATCTCCTGGTCTTCTATTTCTTTTTAATATTTATTTGCCTTTTTTTTTATTACGACAAGTATTTTTACATAGACTTTTATTATCAGAGCGGTTAAATCTATGTTTCCCCTTTATGTCGTCTTCTTTATTTAATTTAATAAATTTATGGTTTCCCTCCGTCTTTTTTTTTGCCGCTTTGTTTTCCAAATCCGCTTGTTTTATTCGAATACCTCTGGTGGTATTTTTACCATATTTGTTGAAGGTATTTTTGCGTTTATTGCTACCTTTTTTTCGTTGTGTTTGGTTTGCTTTTTTAGACATGATATAATTGGTTTGTTATACTATCTTTATATAAATATTTTTATTCAATTTTTCATGAAAATATACCTTGAATAAAAAAAGCTATCACCGGTCTTCCTATTTTATTTTATTTTATTTAATCATCGTTGTTAAACGCATTTTCAAGCATTTGTCCAATGACATATCCTAACATAAAATCCGCAAATTCGGGGTCGTTCTCACACGAATTACCGATCATGCCAGATAATATCATCATCATAATAAATGCTATTAATATCGTAGCAAATGATAATTTTATATATTTGACTTCCTTTACTTGGATAGGGCGACATACGGGAGTTTTTTGTTTTGGAAAATCGAAAAGGGCGGTGTCTATAATAACGGTATTGTATTTATCGGATTCTTTTTTTTTGGTAGGAAGTGCTTTCTCAACCATCATCCCGGTTATTAAACCGTTTTGATAAGCACCAGCATTGGTGCTAACAATAAATGTTAATATGGCGATTGTTATTAATGTAAACTTCATGTTTTTGCGAATGTTGATTAAATGTATTTTACATACATATTTCAAATCAATTTTTCATGA